ATGAAAAAGCAATCTCCATCGACTGTGGCAGGTTCAATAAACCGTAATAATCAAAGAAATAATGGAAAAACGGAAGAAATTGGTTCGGATCATGGTCAATGGTTTTATGAAATGGAATGTCTAGACTGTCATTACAAATATAAAGCTAACGGTACGGATATTTATCAAAGAAAATGTCCTCAATGTCAGGGAGGTAGACCGTAGATACATAGTAGTTAAATTTTAATATAAAATGAAGACCATTGATTCTATTATACAAGAATATTTTGAATAAAAAATTAAGGAGAGTATTTATGGATGTAAATGATATTGCCAAAGCTTCTATGATGGTTCTAAAGTATACAAGCCCAATTACTTGGGCTGTCGTGGAAACTGTAGAAAAGAGTATTGAAAAAACAAACGAAGTATCAAATAATGGGAATGTTGAAGATTTACAAAAAATGGCCTTAAAACAGAAAATTGAAATGCAAATGGCAGAATCACAAGCAAAAGTTGCTCAAGAAATAGCTATAGCAAGACGCATAGATACTGCTAAAGAAGTTATTATCGAAGAGTATTATGAGGGGGCAGGAGAAGGGAAAGTTGGTCTAAATGCTGAAGAGGGCAATGTAAGTTTAGGATTATCAGGTTCAGGTAGAAGAATATCCAAACGAGTATATACTTTTAAGGGATGGAGAGATGGTGGATTAGAAGGTTTGCATGAAATCCGAAGAAATGACATTGAATAGAGAAATTGTCTATACAAATTAAAGTTGTACATTGAGTATAAAACAGCTTGCTTTCTGCGCAATAATCTAGAATAGTTTAGGCGATAAATTTTAAGAAGGGCTATTATGACTTGGAAAGAGTATATTGAAGAAATAGAACTGATAGAAAAACAAAATAATGTTGAGCATGATTTATATAATATCATTTTCAATATTTTAAAGGAAAGAAAAGCGTTCAAAAAAATATCGGTTAGAAATGTTTGTGATAGAAAAAGAACGATTGATCAAGATGAATTTCTCTTTTGGGGAATAAAGGGATTTCCGGATTTTGTTTTAATTGATAAAGAGTATGGAATAAAAGAGAAAACTAAAAATATGATTTTGGGTGCATTAGAAGCAAAATATGTAGGGGTGGAATTGCTTTTAAAAGACGAAGATAAATCGCAATTGATTGGTCATTTGTTATGGTTTAAATATGTTATCTATACAAATGGAATTGAATGGAGAATATATAATTGTGATTGGTATAACGTTTCCGAAAAGGGAATAGATGACTTGCAAAAAGAGACATATTCCATTCGCGGTAGCAAACAGGAAGTAAAAGAAAAATGGGAAAACGTAAATCAAAGGATATTGAAACAGTTTAATCTACAGGATTTGAAACCAAAGTGTTTTATCTTACGAAAAGTAGATAAATACAATAATATAAAATGGGATTATTCAGAATGGAAAAAATTGATAAAGTATTTAAATCATATAAAGTTCTAGTTAGTACGATAAATTTTAATACATGAAAGGATGTGAAAACAGTGCCAATTAATGAGAATACATTAGAACAAGCTATTATTTCAGAGCTTCAGGAAAAAGGTTATGAATATGTATATGGCCCAGACATCGACCGAGACTATCATGAGGTAATCTTGGAGGATTGCTTTCGAGCTTCAATGTTAAATATAAATTCTGGTATAACTCAAGAAATAATTTCTGAAGCCTATAAGGAAATAAAGAACCTAGGGCTTTTGAGAGTAGAGGACCTAAATGCATCCTTTCATAAGTATATTGTGGAAGGAGTGCCAATACCATACCAGAAAGATAAGGAAAATCGTACATTCACTGTAAAATTAATAGATTTTGATAATCCAACTTTAAATGATTTTAAAGTCATAAATCAATACACAATTATTGAGTATAAGAATAAACGTCCAGACATTTTGGTGTTCATCAATGGAATTCCTATGATTCTTTTTGAATTAAAAAATATGGCAAATGATAACACCACAGTTGAACAAGCTTACATGCAGGTTAAGAATTATCAGCTGGATATTCCTTCCTTGTTCAAGTACAATGCATTTAATGTTATCAGCGATGGTATTGATACTAGAGTGGGAACCATTACATCTGACTATACCCGTTACATGGCATGGAAGTCAGAGGATGGGGAAAAGCCTGCGGAAAATATGACAGATTTTTTTACTGTAGCGCTTAACGGGATGTTTCCTAAAAAACGGTTGTTGGATATCATCCGAAACTTCATTGTATTTCAGGATATACAAGGAAAAACTATAAAAATATTGGCTGGCTACCACCAGTATTTTGCAGTGCGCAAGGCGGTGGAAAGCACTAGAAAAGCATTAAAAGAAAAGAGCCGTAAGGTCGGTGTTGTTTGGCATACCCAAGGCAGCGGCAAAAGCTTATCAATGGTATTCTATTCCGGTATTGTTGTTAGTGATCCGGAATTTGAGAATCCAACTATCGTAGTGCTCACTGATCGTAACGATCTGGACAATCAGCTCTTTGGAACTTTCAGTGCCAGTTCAAAGCTGCTTTTGCGTCAGACACCGAAGCAGGCAGAGTGTAGAAGTGGAAAGCCTAATGGATTAAAGGAACTATTAAAGGTTAAGGCTGGAGGAATTGTATTCACTACCATTCAGAAGTTTGAGGAAGGTAATGACATTATCAACGATCGTAGCAATATTATCTTCATGGCGGATGAAGCACATCGTTCTCAGTATGGCATGGAAGCTAAACTCGATAGAGAAACTGGTGAATGGAAATACGGTATGGCAAAACATATGCGTGACGCTCTTCCAAACGCTACATTCATTGGTTTTACTGGAACTCCAATTGACATGAAGGACAAGTCTACTATTGAGGTGTTTGGTAAGTACATAGATATTTATGATATGACACAAGCAGTGGATGATGGTGCAACGGTACCGATTTATTATGAAAATAGAACACCAAAGCTTAAACTTAATGAAGATATATTGAAACAAATAGATAAAGAATACGCGGAATTAGCGGGAGAGTCCACGGAAATTGAAATAGAGAAATCGAAAACGGATCTTTCAGGCATTGAAGCGATTGTTGGATCTTCGGATCGTCTGAATATGTTGGCTGATGATATTATTGCTCACTATGAGGATCGCCAATATGTTTTGACGGGTAAGGCAATGATTGTTTGTATGACTCGGCGTATAGCAATCAATTTGTACAAGACACTATTAGAGAAACGTCCTGAATGGGATAAAAAAGTTAAAGTGGTTCTTACATCAAGCAATCAGGACCCAGAAGATTGGCATGATATTATAGGGAACAAAGCATATCGAGACGGTTTAATGATTGAATTTAAGGATAACAACAGTGATTTTAAGATTGCTATCGTTGTAGATATGTGGCTAACAGGATTTGATGTTCCCTCAATGGCAACAATGTATATAGATAAGCCAATGAAAGGCCACAATCTTATGCAGGCCATAGCTCGTGTAAACAGGGTATATAAAGATAAAGAAGCGGGACTGATTGTTGATTACATAGGAATGGCAGCAGAATTAAAAGCTGCATTGAATCAATATACAAAGAGAGATCAGGACAAGGTACCGGATCTTGGTATTGCTTATTCTATTGCGATGGCAAAACTGGAAGTTATGCGTGATATGTTCTATGGCTTTAATTACAACGGTTTTTTTGGAGAATCTGATATGCAGCGATTGAAAGTGATCGCTGATGGTGTGGAATTTGCTCTTGGATTTGAAGAAGATGAATCGAAGGAATACATTAAGGAAGCGACAGCGCTTAGTCAAGCCGAGACACTTTGTCGTAGTCTTATGGATGAACATGATAAAAAAGAAATTGAATTTTTCAAATGTGTAAAGGCTGGACTTTGTAAAGTTGGTGGCAAAGGGAAGATTACATCCAACGAGATTAATGCTCGCATTATGAAGATGCTTGAACAAGCTATCAAACAGGATGGTGTGGTTAATATCTTTGAACAATCTGGTCAGAAAAATCCTGAGATTTCCTTATTGTCAGATGAATATATGGCTCAAGTGCGCAAAATGAAGCATAAAAATATAGCTGCAGAAATGTTGCGTAGCCTGTTAGAAGATAATATTAGAGTGTTTGCAAGGACAGGTGTTGTAAAGGCACAGCTTTTTTCAGAAAAAATGCAAGATGTACTAAAACGATACAATAATAGAATGATAACCAGTGCGGAGGTCATTGAGGAACTTCTAAATCTTTCGAAGGAAATGACGGAAGCTTATGCTGCAGGTGATGAGAAAGGCTTGTCGCCGGAGGAATTGGCGTTTTATGATGCGCTTGTTGCTGATCCGGAAGTACTTAGAAATATGGAAGATTCAATACTTGTTGAGATGGCCCATGAGTTGACGGCACTTATTCAAAAAAGCAGGACTGTTGATTGGGATAAAAAACAATCAGCGCGAGCTTATATGCGAACTCAGATTAAGCATCTGTTGCGCAAATATAAGTACCCACCAGATCAGGCGAAGGATGCAATTGAAACTGTTATTAAGCAGGCTGAACTCATGAGTGTAAATATGGTGGTATAAGAGGCATTAATGGTACGAATTTGTTGATTTGAGTTTGAAATATTATGTGTCATTTGATGGTAATATTAGAAATTGATTACATTAAAAGTTATATATTCGGTAGCGGAATAGAATGATTTATCCCCGACAAACTAAAAATGTTTGTCGGGTTTTTTGTTTTTTATGCAGGTAGGAACCTAACTATCATTGCAAATTCAAATTGCTCATATTTTTTTGGACCGAATTGCAACCATTTCTGATAGTAATCAAACAGATAAATGGAAGCCTGATTGGACACATGAAAGCGGTTGGCTACGTCCTTTGGACAGCTGCAATTTGTGTAATTTATTAGTGGTGGTGGGGCAATACTGTACTTGGCAAAGAAGTTGGCTTCTGCTTCTTTTTCTGTAGAGGCCAATTGACAATTTGGTTCAAGATGACCAAGGTATATATGGCCTATTTCGTGAAGGATAGTCCAGCGTTGCCTTTCGTAGCAGCTATTATCATTGTAAAAAATATACCAACGAAACATACCTGTGTCTGGCATTTTTCTAAGTAAGGAAAAACCATCAGGGCTATATTCCATTGCAAGTCTGAGTTGATGGTCCGTTAGTTGGGAATAAGGCATTAGTATATAGCAAAGCTTTTTTGCAATCTCAAAGCAGTTAATGGGGTATGTATAGACCTCGCATTCTTCATACATATAAAGAACTTCACGTTTAATCTCATCATACCGAGTAGTGTCCGGTAAATACAAAAAATAATCATCCTTCCTGATCGTCGGACTCAAAAAGGGCATTAACAAGTTCGCGTTTCTGTGCAGTCGACATGTTTGGTGCGTTGCGTGCAATTAACCGATGAATTTTGTAGTATTCACTTTCAAAATCGCCGGTTGCTTCTGTTCCTAATAGGTAATCGGAAGTAGTGTGCAGTGCAGTCGCTATATTGGCAATGACAGGGCCTTTTGGAGTTCGGTCACCGCTAATATATCTGGACATAGAGACCTCGGTTACGCCAACCTGTTCAGCAAGCTCTCGTTGAGTCAATCCATTTTTTTGTAATAATTCAGAAATCCTTCCTCCTAAAGTATTCTTCATAATAATATACCTCTTTCTAATTTAGATTTGCATATGCTTTAGCATGGCACTTTTGGCTCTGCGTCTTTTGCATTTTTGCAGTGTATGGCTTACTTTTTGTTGTTTTTTCGGCACCAACTGGCTTGCTTTTATGACCGGCTCTTTCTCGACCTGCACTACCGCAATCAAGCAAATTCTTTGCATTCATATTGTAGTATTGTTTTGGTTTAATATTCATTGTAGGATTATCTGAATTATTTACCATAAGTATAATTGAATTTACCGTTTGTGTCAAGGTGAAAAATATTTTTTAATAGAAAAATCCTGATAAAATAAGGGTTTGTTCATGTTTTGCGAAAATGAATGGAAATTTAGGGATTGACTGCTTACCGAATGTTTAATATAATTAGTCCATCACCAAAAAGAGAGGAAGTGAGAACGATATGAACGTAAGATTATTGAAAGCCAAACGAGTGGAGCGAGATGTTCTGCAAAGAGATCTGGCAAAAGCCTTGAAAATCAGTGAAAAGGCGATGTGCCATAAGGAGTGTAGTCCAGAAAATAAGTTCAAAGCAGATGAGATGTTAACCATCATAAGAGAGCTAAACTTATCATTTTCGGAATTCGACGCTATTTTTTTTGACCGAAAGCTTACCAAATGTTTAAAAACAAAGTCATGAAATTACCAAAACAAAAATTCTGGGGTGTGAAACGGAAACTTAAAGCAAAGAACGCCAAACCACTCAACCGGCAAGAAGAGAATTGGTAAGACGCTCATCACTTACCGCTATGGTAACACAAAAGCGGTAGAAAGGAAAGGTATTTTAATGAAAATGACATTTTTGTGCTCGCCATATAGAGGCGATGTAGAGAAAAACATAGAGCTGGCAAAGCGGACAGCATACATCATTTCAAGATGTGGCAAAGTGCCGGTGGCTCCTCATTTAATATTCCCGCAGTTTTTGGATGATAGCAAAGAAGCTGAACGCCTGCTTGGAATTCAAATGGGCTTGGAGCTTATGAAAAATTGCTCAGAGATGTGGGTTGTATGTAATGAGGTTACAGAAGGCATGCAGCTGGAAATCAAAAGAGCTATGGAACTTGGAATAGATATCAGATTTTATGATTCGAATTTGGAGGGGATAAATCATGACACCATTAGCATTGATAAACGACTTGGCCCGGGACTTAAACAGATTATCGCTGACGTTGATAGCAATCGTAGAACAGACAAAAGATTCACCTGCTATGGAAGCTTTGGAGAGGGAGCCGCAGAAAGTTGTAAAAGCGCAAGCAAAGGAAACAAGTCGTTCTGGAGAAGAAACTTCTCAACAGAAGGATGATAAGCCTGTTGCAAACCTTGAAGATGTGAGAGCGGTTCTTGCTGAAAAATCCCGTAAAGGTCATACGGCAGCAGTTAAGGAACTCCTTATTAAGCACGGGGCAGATAAGCTGTCTGAAATCGATCCTAAAAATTATGAGGCGCTGCTTGCGGATGCGGAGGTGCTGTAATGGGCAAACATGCATTATTGTCAGCCTCTGCTAGCCATCGATGGCTAGCATGCCCACCTTCAGCAAGACTTTGTGAGGGTTACGAGGATAAGGGTAGCGAATATGCGCAGCAAGGTACAGATGCCCATAGCCTTTGTGAGTACAAGCTACAATCGGCTCTTGGAATCAAGGCTGTGGATCCAAGAAAAAACCTTACATATTTTGATGAGGAAATGGAAAGCTGTGCCGAAGGGTATGCATCTTATGTTTTGGAGCAAGTAGAAAAGGCAAAGCAGACTTGTGCAGACCCGGGTGTTCTTATTGAACAGCGATTGGATTTCTCAAGGTTCGTGGAGGAAGGATTCGGTACAGGGGACTGTGTGATTATTGCCGACGGCACTTTATCCGTAATCGACTATAAGCACGGAAAAGGCATCTTAGTGGCGGCTGAGAAAAATCCACAGATGATGTGCTATGCCTTGGGGGCGTTGGAACTCTTTGATGGAATCTACGATATTGAACAGGTCAGCATGACAATTTATCAGCCACGCAGAGAAAACATCAGTACTTACACAGTTACCAAAGAAGAAATTTACCAATGGGCAGAAACGGTACTTGCGCCTACTGCAAAGTTGGCATTTGCGGGAGAGGGTGAATTCAATGCTGGAGACCATTGTCACTTCTGTAAGGCAAGGGCTACTTGTAGAAAGAGAGCCGAGTACAACCTTGAACTTGCTCGTTATGATTTTGCGATGCCCGCCACATTGGAAGATGATGAAATTGAAGTAATTCTTGCTAGGGTGGACGGGTTGGTAGCCTGGGCGTCTGATATTAAAGAATATGCGCTACAATCCGCTATCAGTGGCAAGGAGTGGAACGGTTGGAAGCTCGTAGAGGGTCGCTCCAATCGTAAGTACACCAATGAAACTGCTGTTGCAAAGGTTGTAACAGAGGCAGGCTTTAATCCATATGAAGAAAAGCTACTTGGCATCACTGCTATGACAGCAGTTCTCGGGAAGAAGAAATTTGATGAAATCCTGAGTACCTTTATTGAAAAGCCACAAGGCAAACCAACCCTTGTTCCGGAAAGCGATAAACGTCCGGGAATTAATACGGCAAAAGATGATTTTAAAGAAGATTAAGGAGGACAAATTCTATGTCAAATAAAGTTACTAACCCAATGAAAGTTATTACAGGACCTAATACTCGTTGGTCATACGCAAATGTGTGGGAAGCAAAATCCATCAATGGAGGTACACCTAAGTATTCGGTTTCCCTTATTATCCCAAAGTCTGATACAAAGACCGTTGCTAAAATCCAGGCTGCCATTGAGGCTGCATACAAAGAGGGGGAAAGCAAGCTTAAGGGGAATGGCAGAACCGTACCAGCGCTTTCTATTCTTAAGACTCCTTTCCGTGATGGAGATATTGAAAGACCCGATGACGAGGCATACGCTGATTCATATTTCATCAATGCCAATAGTGCTACTGCACCAGGCATCGTAGATGCTGACCGCCAGGTTATTATTGACCGTAGCGAAGTTTACAGTGGTGTTTATGGACGAGCAAGTATTAACTTTTATGCATTCAACTCCAACGGTAATAAAGGTATCGCCTGTGGTCTTAACAATCTTCAGAAGATTCGTGATGGAGAGCCTCTTGGCGGTAAATCTCGTGCGGAAGATGACTTTGCAACAGAAGAAGACAATGACTTCTTGTCATAATTAAATATTAACCAATGGTGGCGGAGGTACAAGCCTCTGCCACCATTAAGGTGATGAAAGGATGTGAGGAGCATGAAGATTCTCGGGATTGATATTGAGACCTATAGCAGTGTTAATTTGGCTAAGTGTGGTGTATATAAATATGCATCCTCCCCCGATTTTGAAATACTGTTGTTTGGCTTTTCTGTGGATGGTAGTGAAGTTACCGTTATCGATATAGCAAGTGGAGAAGAAATTCCAAAAGAGATTATTGCAGCACTTAATGATGAAACTGTAACTAAGTGGGCATTTAACGCACAGTTTGAACGCATCTGTTTATCACATTTCCTTGGCTGTGAGGTTGGAGAGTACCTTGAGCCAAAATCATGGAAATGTTCTATGGTGTGGTCGGCATATATGGGGTTGCCCCTGTCTTTGGCGGGCACGGGTGCGGTGCTTGGGCTAGATAAACAGAAACTATCTGAGGGCAAAGACCTAATAAGGTATTTCTGTACACCATGCAAACCTACAAAAAACAACGGTGGTCGCATTAGAAATCTTCCTGCCCATGATATTGGTAAGTGGGAGCGTTTCAAAGCATATAACCTTCGAGATGTTGAGGTGGAAATACAGATACAGCAAAAACTCATGAAATTTCCTGTGCCGGACATGGTGTGGGATGAATACCACTTAGACCAAGAAATCAATGACCGTGGGGTTTGTCTTGATAGGGTATTTGCAAAACAAGCTATCCAGATGGATGAAATATCCCGTGAAAGTACTATGACCCGTCTTCGGGAGGTTACGAAATTGGAGAATCCAAATTCAGTGTTACAGATGCGTGAATGGTTGGCAGCACACGGGATGGAAACAGATACCTTGGATAAAAAGGCAGTGGCTGAACTTTTAAAAACTGCTTCAAAAGAACTGGCAGAGGTATTGAGCCTTCGTCAGCAACTTGCAAAATCATCTGTGAAGAAATACAACGCTATGGAAAATGCCGTTTGTGAAGATGGCAGAGCCAGAGGAATGTTTCAATTTTATGGAGCTAATAGGACAGGCAGATTTAGTGGAAGGCTCATACAATTGCAAAACCTTCCTCAAAATCATATGCCGGATTTGAAAGAGGCTCGTGGTTTGGTTCGCACGGGTAATTATGAGGCATTGGAACTTTTGTTTGATTCTGTGCCTGAGGTGTTATCGGAGTTAATCCGTACAGCTTTTGTACCAAGAAGGGGTTGTAGATATATCGTAGCTGACTTTTCTGCTATCGAGGCTCGTGTGATTGCCTGGTATGCAGGAGAGCGGTGGCGGTTAGATGTCTTTGAAAAAGGTGGAGATATCTACTGTGCCTCTGCATCACAGATGTTTAAGGTGCCCGTAGAAAAACATGGGATAAACAGCCATCTACGTCAAAAGGGTAAAATTGCTGAACTTGCCCTTGGATATGGCGGTTCGGTGGGCGCCTTGAAATCAATGGGTGCTTTGGGGATGGGACTTGCAGAAGATGAATTACAAGGTCTTGTTAATGCATGGAGAAATTCTAATCCCATGATTACAAAGTTTTGGTGGGATATTGACCGTGCAGTGAAAACAGCTATAAAGGAACGAACCACTGTAAACACCTATGGACTTCAAATTTCCTGCAAAAGCGGAATGTTGTTTATAAAACTGCCAAGTGGCAGACAGCTATCCTATGTAAAACCACGCATTGGAGAAAACATTTTCGGTGGGGAGTCTGTTACATATGAGGGTGTTGGTGGTACGAAGAAATGGGAGAGGCTTGAAAGCTACGGACCCAAGTTTGTGGAAAATATTGTCCAGGCTAGCGCTAGAGATATTTTGTGTTATGCCCTGCAAACACTTAGATGCTGCAGTATTGTGGCCCATGTTCACGATGAAATTATTATTGAGGCGGATAGAAAGTTGTCCCTTGATGCTGTATGTGAACAGATGGGACGAACCCCACCTTGGGCAAAAGGATTATTACTTCGTGCTGAAGGGTATGAATGCGAATTTTATAAGAAAGATTGAGGTGATAGCATGAGTATAAATAAATTCAACAGTGTGGGTTATTATGACCCGACTACATATGAGGCTTTGACCAGGGTGGAAAAAGAAGAAAAGAAGGCCGCATTTAAGCCGTTGGTATATATCTGTTCCCCGTTCTCTGGGGATATGGAAAATAATATCAAAAAGGCTCGTGAGTTCTGCAAATTTGTTGTTACGAGAAACTGCATACCACTAGCGCCACATTTACTGTTTCCGCAGTTTATGGATGATGAAAATCCAAAAGAAAGAGGTCTCGCCTTGTTTATGAATATGGTACTTATGGGTAAGTGCTGTGAAGTTTGGGTTTTTGGAAATGTGATCTCAAATGGCATGAAAGCGGAGATTGACAAGGCCAGGCGTAAGAAAATGACAATTCGCTACTTTACAGAAGACTTGAAGGAGGAAACATAAATGCAATTTACCATTTTTACAGCCAATTGCACGGGGAACGCTGTTAACTGCATCTATCCCAATAAGGTGCCTATCAGTAATCCGGAGGAGTTAAAGGCAGCAGTGGCTTATGACCATGTTTGCGCTACCTATAAGGATAACTATAGAAGTAAGGATAATTTCCTTACATCAGATGTACTGGTTATGGATATCGACAACGACCATACCGATGACCCAGACGAGTTTATTACAGAAGAAAAGATGGATGATTTGTTTCCAGATATCAACTACGCGCTGGTACCGAGCCGCAATCATATGTTGCCTAAGGGCTCACTCCCTGAAGCACCTAGATTCCATGTTATGTTTCCGATTGCTGACTGCAACAACTCTGACGAATATGCAGGCATGAAAGAACAGCTTCACAGAAAGTATCCGTTCTTTGATGATAATGCGCTGGATGCAGCCCGTTTCCTGTATGGCTGCGATGTGGATGCGGTTGTATGGCATGAAGGCTGGATGGATATCGACGATGATCTAGAAGATGGTTCTCTCGTAGAAAGGAGACCGGACGACGAGTTTGATGCTCCGACGCACATCGGTCCCATTTTAGAAGGAAGCCGCAATAATACCATGAGCCACTTTGCAGGGAGAGTCTTAAAGAAGCTGGGTATCTGCGATAAGGCCAAGGAAGCCTTCAAAGAAAGAGCCACCAAATGTGAACCGCCTCTTTCGGAGTATGAGCTGGAAACCATCTGGAACAGTGCCATTAAGTTTTATGAGAAGGTTGCTTCTCAGGATGGGTACGTTGCTCCGGGAGAGTATAACGACGAGTTTGGCAGCAGCTTCTTAAAACCGGAGGATTACTCAGACATCGGTGAAGCGAAGGTACTATCCAGAGAATGCATAAACAAGCTCAGATATACAAGTGCTACTGATTACATCACATTTCATGGCGATCGCTGGCATGAGGATAAGCAGAAGTCCCTGGGAACCATTGAGGATTTCATGGATAACCAGCTCAAAGACGCAGAAGAGGCGATCCACATTGCAGAGGAGGCACTGATCTCCATCGGGGTAAGCGCCGTTGATGTAAGAGGTCGCACAAAGGATCTGCCGAAGCTGGTACCCGTGGACAAGATGGGAATGCTCTATGGGCTGCTTGGTGCAGATACATATAAGAAGTTCGTCATGAAATATCGCAACTACAAAAATATCATCAATACCCAGAATGCTGCAAAGCCTATGCTGGCCATTGATGTTAGTGAGTTGGATTACGATCCAGAGCTTTTAAACACACCGGAAGCAACCTACGATTTGACGAAGGGCCTTTCTGGTGGGCATCCCCATGACCCGGATGACCTTATTACAAAGGTTACCGCTTGTGCTCCTGGCGATAAGGGCAAAGAGCTCTGGGAAGATTCATTGCAGCTATTCTTCTGTAAGGACAAGGAACTGATTTCTTATGTTCAGGAAATTGTCGGTATGGCTGCAATCGGTAAGGTTTACGCGGAGCACATGATTATCGCCTATGGTGGCGGTGCCAATGGTAAGTCTACCTTCTGGAATACCATCGCCAGAGTGCTTGGTAATTACAGCGGTAAGATATCAGCAGAGGCTCTGACAATGAATTGCAAGCGCAATGTGAAGCCTGAGATGGCTGAGCTTAAGGGAAAGCGTCTCATCATTGCATCGGAGCTTGAGGAAGGCACCCGCCTGAACACCGGCATGGTAAAGCAGCTCTGCTCCGTTGACCCCATCGAGGCGGAGAAGAAGTATAAGGACCCGTTCCACTTCGACCCGTCACATACGCTGGTACTGTACACGAACCATCTGCCTAAGGTATCTGCCAATGACGATGGAACCTGGCGCCGCCTGATTGTAATTCCATTCAATGCGAAGATTACTGGCAATTCAGACATCAAAAACTACTCAGATTACCTTTATGAGAATGCGGGCCCGGCTATTATGGCATGGATCATTGAAGGTGCCGAGATTGCCATCAATAAGGGGTTCAAGTTCACTGAGCCTAAGGTGGTTGCGGATGCCATCAATGCCTATCGCGATGACAATGACTGGTTAGGTCAGTTCATTGAAGACCATTGCGACATTGATCCTTCTTACGAAGAAAAGTCCAGCGAGCTGTACCAGCAGTATCGTGCAAGCTGTATGCAGAACGGTGAATATGTCCGCAGCACCACAGATTTTTATGGTTGTCTTGAAAAGGCTGGATTCAGCAGGCGCAGAACCAGAAATGGCAGAATGGTTGTTGGACTTCGCCTGAAGGAAGGTCAGGATTTCCTGGAGTGACGGTCGTGCCACTTGTAGAGTAAAGGTTTTCAGAGAGTTATGGCTGTGGTGTCAGTCGTGCCATGGAAAGTTATAACTTCTCTTATTTGTATAAGCCAATATGTGTATATGTGTGACAGTCGTGTCACTCTTACTATAAAAGTCCTATATATAAATTATAAAATTTATATAAGAAGAGTTTATGTGATAAGTGACACGAGTGACACACTCTAAAATATTAAAGCGCTGATGAAGAAGATGTGTATCGGAGGATTAAAGAATGTTACCTAAAAAAGATAGAACAATTGATGAATATAAACAGGCAGGAGCCGAGATGCGCCTGATGAAGAACCTGGGCACAAAGCTCGTGGTGGATATTTCCAAAGTGTTACCTGCAGCTGAAACAGACAAACTTCTTAGAACCTTAGACGAAATGGATGAAGTCTGTAGCAGAGCCGAGGACCGCATGTTCCATGACCACCCGGAGTTGAGTAATGACTACCTTAGCGTTTTTTATGGAGCGATTAATAATACTCCACGAAATTCTCTTGATGAAGAAATAATCGAGAGGGCAAGGCAGGTGGCTGATGAGCTCTTTGAATAAGCGTGAGAAATTCACTGAACAGAAGCTGGTAAAGGAAGTAAAGAAGCGTGGTGGCCTTTGTGAAAAATGGAACTCAGGCACATCGGGTTGGCCAGACCGCATCGTAATTCTTCCTGAAGGAAAGTTAGCATTTGTCGAGGTTAAGGCTCCCGGGAAGGAGCCAAGGCCTCTGCAGCTCCATCGGCACGAGCAGCTTCGGTCTCTTGGATATAAAGTTTATGTTCTTGACAGCCCAGAACAGATTGGAGGAATCCTTGATGGAATACAAGCCACATGAATATCAGCAGTATTGCATTCAGTACATTCTGGATCATACCCAGGCAGCGATTTTCCTTGATTGCGGTTTGGGCAAGACCTCAATAACGTTAAGTGCAATTGAACAGCTGATGTATGACAGCTTTGAAGTTAATAAAGTTTTGGTGGTAGCACCGTTAAGAGTCGCCCTGGTTTCTTGGCCAGATGAACTTAGAAAGTGGGACCAATTTAAGCAGCTATCTTTTTCGGTAGTCTGCGGAACAGCAAAAGAGCGAATGGCAGCGCTTGATGTAAAAGCGGATATCTATATTGTGAACCGCGAAAACTTGCAGTGGCTGATTGAGAAAAGTGGCAGGCCTTTCGATTACGACATGGTAGTTCTAGACGAGCTTAGTTCTTTTAAAAATTGGGGCAGTAAACGCTTTAGGGCATTTATGAAAGTTAGACCGAAGGTGAAAAGAGTCATCGGGCTTACCGGAACACCTTCTAGCAATGGCTTGATGGATTTATTTGCTGAATTCAGGGTCCTTGATATGGGAGAACGTCTGGGAAGATTTATTACACAGTACCGCACCAATTACTTCAAGCCTGACCGTATGAATGGCCAGATTGTTTATAGCTATAAGTTACTGCCTGGTGCTGAGGAGAAAATTTACGAAAAGATATCTGATATCACCATTTCTATGAAAGCAATGGACCATTTGAAAATGCCAGAGCTTATTAATACCAGATATCTGGTGTATATGGATGAAGGAGAAACAGCCCTTTATGACGAAATGAGAAAAGACCTGATTCTTCCATACAAAGAAGATGAAGCAATTACTGCTGCAAATGCTGCGGCTCTTTCCGGAAAGCTTTGCCAGATGGCAAACGGTGCTGTTTATTCTGAATCAGGCGAGGTGGTACATATCCATGACAGGAAGCTAGATGCTTTGGAGGATATTATCGAGGCTGCCAATGGAAAATCAATCTTAGTAGCATATTGGTTTCAGCATGATCTTGATAGAATCACAAAAAGGCTGGATTCTTTGAAAGTAACTTATGGTCGTTTATCTTCAGAGGAGAGTACGCGTAAGTGGAATAAAGGGGAACTGCCTGTGGCACTTATCCATCCTGCATCTGCGGGACATGGCCTTAATCTCCAAAGTGGCGGATCTACCCTGGTGTGGTTCGGACTTACTTGGAGTTTGGAACTTTACCAACAGACGGTAGCCCGATTATGGAGACAGGGACAGACAGAGGAAACCGTGGTAGTGCAGCACCTTATTGCAAAAGGCACGATTGATGAAAGGATTATGGAAGCATTATCCCAAAAGGATGATACACAATCAAAACTCATCGATGCCATAAAAGCAGACCTGCACATCTAAGAAAATCAGAGTCAATCAATGCCAATCCGAGGGAAATTTTAAATTTTGGGAGGTGCATTATGAAAGCTAAAGAATATTTAAGGCAACTTTCAAGAACAGAAGCCTTTATTAACGCAAAGAAACAAAGAGTTGATGCATTGCGAAGCTTAGCTGAAACTTCATCTTCTCCTGTGATGACTGGAATGCCCAAAAAATCTAATGGTGGAGGTTCAACTATGGCAGATGCTATTTGTAAAGTCGTTACACTAGAGTCAGAAATAAAAGAAGATGAAATAGCTTTGCAGGAGAAGAAAGTGTTTCTTTTAGAACTTATAGGTGAAATAGAAAATACTGAACATCAAACAGTTTTAATTAAGCGATATTTTGAAAAACTATCGTGGGATAGAATTGCAAGGTGTATGTTTTATTCTACAAGATGGATATACAAATTACACGGTCGAGCATTAGAAGATTTGGAAGGAGTGTTTAATCATGAGTCATAAAGAAGCTCTTGAAGATAAGATTCCTATTCAAAAAGATTCTAAGGGTTTTAATTGGTACTATCCCCCTTGTAAGATTTGTGGTACTCCTGTTCCCAATTGGGGTTATATCCGTAGTGCGAACTATATTTGTAGTTCTTGCCGAAAAGAATTAGTCAAATTAGAATTTGAATCCAGAGGTGATTTATCAGTAGATAAAAAAGAAGAAAAGCTACAGAGGGCGTTGAAACGAATAGAAAAAGTGACAAATATTGATGATTACGAAAAAGCAATTATACTTGTACGCAGAGGATTTAATAATACAAGTTGGTATCAAAGTACGGAAGAGATAATGGTGGCACTTGAACTGGTAAAACAGGGAATTAAAGCGCATCATCAAGTTAAGGTATATGATTATAGAGTGGATTTTGTTATTCCAGATTTAAAAGTGGCATTGGAAGTTGATGGTTCTATATACCACAACAAAAATACGAAGGAAATAATAAGGGATGAAGTTATAGAACAAAAACTAGGTGATGGATATGAAGTTATACGGATTTCCACAGAAAATATAAATCTTAACATAACAAAACTTTTACCAGCTATTAAAGCAGTACTTTACTCTCGCAAGAAAAAGAGTTTATATAAGTTCACCTAAGTTCACCTGAGTTCACTTGAGGACACATAGCCCCTATGCTAAAATGGTGTTAGTGAAAATATATCTAACAAGCCTTTGTGGGTACTACCTGCAAGGGCTTTTCTTATACACATCAGGAGGTGAACAGATGCCGAGGAAACCAAACGTCCCCTGCAAGCACCCTGGGTGTCCTGCCCTGGTACAGTATGGTAGGTCCTATTGCGACAAGCATGAGGTATTGCACCGTGGTGATAGACCCAGTGCAGCGAAGCGCGGGTATGACAGCAGGTGGAGGAAAGCTAGAGCTAGGTTCTTAAAGGTTCATCCCCTCTGCGTTAAGTGCAAGGAAGAAGGGAAACTTGTAAAAGCTACTGTAGTGGATCATATCGTTCCACATCGTGGTGACCCTGAATTGTTCTGGGACGAGAGCAACTTCCAAAGTCTTTGCAAGAGATGTCATGACAAAAAGACAGGAACAAAAGACCAGCACCCGGAGTACAAATACTAGGTGGAGACCAGAGGGGGAGGGGCCCATATTATCTCCAAACCCAGTGTTTACAAGGACCGACGCCCTCCATTATGTGCGAAGTCGCGAAATTCCAGAGGGGGGTATCAAAGCCCTTCAATCCTTTGGAAACGTTGATAATACAAGCTTTATGAAGAATTTTACACCTGAAAATCCTGAAAAATAGAGGGGTTTAAGGGTGTTTTTTTATACTAAAAATAGAATGAGGTGACCATGTGAAAACAACAGAAGAAATGAAGCTCTTACCCATTGATGAGCTTATCCCCTATGCGAATAATGCCAGGACCCATAGCAAAGAGCAGATTACCAAAATCCGCAGCAGCCTTCGGGAGTTTGGATTTGTGAACCCAGTGCTGATTGATAAAGATAAAAATATCATCGCTGGACATGGACGGTGTGAGGCTGCAAAAGCAGAAGGGATAAAAGAAGTGCCCTGTGTAATGGTGGAGCATTTAACGGAGGCTCAGAAGAAAGCCTACATCATTGCAGATAACAAACTGGCCCTTGATGCTGGCTGGGATAATGAGATTTTAGCAGTAGAGCTTGAAAGTTTGAAAGACCTGAACTTCGATGTAGAGCTTACCGGTTTTAATGCAGCAGAGATTGATGACCTATTTTCTAATATTCATGACAAAGAAGTGTCCGATGATGATTTTGATGTAGATGCAGCTTTGGAAGAAGAACCGATATCAAAACAAGGAGACCTTTGGCTCTTGGGGAGACATCGATTGGTGTGTGGGGATAGTACTAAGGCTGAAACCTATGAAAGCTTAATGGATGGGAAAAAAGCAAATTTAGTTGTGACGGACCCTCCTTATGGAGTCTCCTATAATGGAAGTCAAGGAACGATTCAAAATGACAATTTAAAGGACGATGAGTTTTATCAGTTTCTTTATGATGCATTTATAAATATGGAAAACCATATGGCGAATGATGCTTCAATCTATGTGTTCCATGCAGATACAAAAGGGCATATTTTTAGAAAAGCTTTCCAAGATGCTGGATTTTATCTCTCGGGAGTATGCCAGTGGGTAAAACAATCCTTGGTATTAGGAAGGTCTCCTTATCAGTGGAAACATGAGCCCTGTCTATTTGGCTGGAAGAAAAAAGGGAAGCACAAATGGTATGCAGGAAGGGCAGAGACAACAGTTTGGGAATTTGACAAACCTTCTAAAAACAATCTTCACAGTACCATGAAACCTGTGCCTTTATTGGCTTATCCCATTAAAAACTCAAGTTTAACCAATAGTATTGTATTAGAACCATTCGGAGGCTCCGGTAGTACATGGGTTGCCTGTGAACAGACGGATAGGATATGCTATGGTGCCGAGTTGGATGAACGTTTTGTGGATGTAATTGTGAAAAGATTCATTGAGCATGTAGGGACAGATGAAGATGTGTTTCTTCTAAGGGATGGTCAGAAAATCAAATATAAAGCCATTGAAAAATAAACCCTCAAGTATTGCAAAATGTACTGGATATATTCCCTGACTAGAGCTAATATGTACACACCAAAAGAAAGGGGAAGGAAACCATGAATAAAAAAATCGAGAAAAAACTTGAGGAAATCGCAAAAGAAGAACTTTTTATTGAAACCCTAGAAACAAGATACTCTGATGGACTAGATTTTCATGATGTTTCCGTATGGGGAGTAAAGAAAGCCCTAGAGCTTGCCTTTGAATTAGGAAGACAAGAAGGGCGAAAAGACAAATAAAGAAAAAATAATTTATAAAGACCTTAGGGTCTTTTTTTGTTGTAGAGGAGGTGAAAGCCATGGCCCAAAGAGGCAGAAAACCAAAACCGACAGCACTAAAAGTATTAGAAGGAAATCCAGGGAGAAGACCACTAAATGACAAAGAACCACAGCCTGAGAAACGAGCGCCCAAATGCCCGCCATGGCTGGAGCCAGAGGCGAAAAAAGAATGGAAACGAATGGCCAAAATCTTAGAGTCTATGGGTATTCTCACACAGGTGGATATGACCGCCTTTGCTGGATATTGTCAGGCCTATGCCAGATGGAAAGAAGCTGAGGAATTTCTATCCATGCACGGTACCATTTTTAAAACGCCATCAGGATACATTCAGCAGGTGCCGCATGTGTCCATCGCCCAGACGTATCTGAAGGTCATGAAGGACTTCTGCTCTGAGTTTGGTTTAACTCCAGCAGCTAGAAGCCGTATCAGAGTAGATGTAGAAGAACAGGTCAAGGATGATCCGATGGCTGAGTTATTAAGTTTCAGATGCTAGGAGGTACACGACGATGCCATACTCAGAAGACAAAGCAGATCGAGTCATTAACTTCATCCGGCAGCTAAAGCTTACCAAGGGAAAGTGGGCGGGGAAGCCCTTTACCCTCCTGCCATGGGAGATTGACTTAATAAAAAAGACCTTTGGAACTGTAAGGGATGATGGCACCAGGCAGTATAGGACAGTATATGTGGAAATCCCCAAAAAATCTGGGAAGTCGGAAATCGCCGCCGCCATTGCACTATATATGCTTCTTGCGGATGGAGAATCTAACGCAGAAGTGTATGTAGCTGCTTGTGATAGACAACAAGCTAGCATTATTTTTAATACCAGTGTGAATTTTGTGGAAGGAAATCAAACACTATCCAATGTGACAAAAACGGTGATGTCTACCAAAAGGGTTGTCTATCCAAGAACGGGGAGCTTTTTTCAAGTGCTAAGTTCCGATGTCAAATCCAAATCAGGACTAAATGTTTCCTGTGTTATCTTGGATGAAATCTGGACCTATCCTAATGCGGACCTTGCCAGAATGCTTACTACCGGTTCCGGTGATGCTAGGGAACAGCCATTATTCATTTATCTTACCACAGCAGGAGATAAGCTAAGGGGTTATGGCTGGGATATGCATCAAAAGGCAAAAGACATTTTAAATGGGAGAAGAGTAGATGATACATTTCTTCCCATCATTTATGGTCTTGATGAGGGAGATGATTGGGAAGATGAAAAGAACTGGTATAAGGCAAATCCCAGTTTAGGGCATACCATTCAGATCGAAAGGATCCGAGAACATTTTCAGCAGGCAAAACAGGATCCAGTAGAAGAGGCCCTTTTTAAACAGCTGCGACTAAATATGTGGTTAAAGCAAAACATTAAGTGGATGCCCATGGAGACTTGGGAAAATTGCTCCTTTGAAGTGGATCCAGAAAAGCTAAAGGGCAGAGTCTGTTATGGTGGACTGGATCTTTCTAGTACTACGGACATTACAGCCTTTGTGCTGGTATTTCCCCCAACGGAAGAAGATGATAAATATTATGTTATGCCCTTCTTTTGGATTCCTGAGGATAATCTGGATTTAAGAGTAAGACGGGATCATGTCCCTTACGACATTTGGAAACAGCAAGGACATTTAGAAACTACAGAGGGAAATGTTATTCACTATGGATTTATTGAAAAATTCATTGAGGACTTAGGGACTCAATTTAATATACAGGAAATCGCCTTTGACCGATGGGGCGCTGTGCAGATGGTGCAAAACTTGGAAGGGTTAGGTTTTACAGTGGTTCCCTTCGGTCAAGGCTTTAAAGATATGTCACCGCCAACGAAAGAGCTTATGAAGCTGGCACTGGAAAAAAGAATTGCTCATGGAGGGCACCCTGTACTAAGTTGGATGATGGATAACATTCATATAAGGACAGACCCAGCTGGAAATATCAAGGCGGATAAAGAAAAATCTACGGAGAAGATTGACGGTGTAATTGCTATCATTATGGCGTTGGACAGAGCTATAAGGTGTGGAAATGGCAGTGGTGCATCGGTTTATGATGACAGAGGTTTGCTCATTCTTTAATTACAAAAAAGGGGATTTCGTGGTATAATTTAACAAAAATATATTAGAGGTGAGATTGTATGTCCGATAAAGTAACAAACCATAGACCGCCGTATCCAAAAGGGCAAGAGCCGAATTTTTGCAGCCCACAAAGTTATGAATATTATCGTTATGCAATTGGTAAAAAAACGGGGAATATGCTTGTTACTATCTGCATGAATCCATCCGCTGCAAATGATGAAATGAGCGATAAAACTGTAAATAGAATTATTAACGCAAGTATAGAACTTGGTTATGATGGTTGGATGGTTTTTAATACTTATCCAGAACGTGCAACTGATTCAGCGAATCTGGATGAATATAACAAAGAATTATCTGAAAAGAATCTTGCAGTTATTAGAGAAAATATAATTGAGAATAAGATTAAAGAGGTCTGGGGTGCTTGGGGAAATTTAAACCAAAAAGCTTTGAAAGAAGGGAAAAATGATATTTTAGCTTTGTTCAAAGAACTTGATGTAAAAATTTTTCATTTTGATGAACCAACAAAAAGAGGAGAACCCAGACATCCAACTCCTAGAGGAAAGCAATTAGATACTACTCTGGAAAATAAACGATATTACGAATTTTAACTATTATTCCGTTATTTCAACAAATATTATTCCGATAAGTCTTGATATTATTCCGATACCGGAGCATAATATTAAGAAGATTGGAGTGAGATTATGTATATAACGGTAAAGCAAGCTGCTGAAAAATGGGGCATTTCTGATAGACGAGTTAGAATTCTTTGTGCCGAAGGAAAAATTCCTGGTGCATTTCAGGTCGGACGCGGGTGGAATATTCCAGAAAACGCTGTAAAGCCTGTGGATGGAAGATATAAAACGGCCGCAAATCTCCTTGAGTTGATTGACAAGAAAAAGCACGAACTGGATTTTCGACGCCCCCTAACAGAAGGAGAGGTTGAACGGCTAACAGAAGAATTTATCATTGAATACACCTACAATTCAAATGCAATTGAGGGAAACACCCTTACTTTACGCGAAACAGATATGGTTTTACGAGGTCTGACCATTGATAAAAAACCTTTAAAAGATCATTTGGAGGCCGTTGGACACAAAGAGGCATTCAGTTTTGTTAGAGAGCTAGTAAAAGAAAATGCACCTATGACTGAAAACATCATAAAGCAGATTCACTATTTGATTTTGGCTGATAAAAAAGATGACCGTGGGGTTTATCGTCGAGTCCCAGTGCGTATTATGGGGGCGAAACATGAGCCGGTGCAGCCGTATTTGATAGAACCTCGCATGGAGCAGCTCTTACAAGGATATAGCAAAAGTACAGAGCACATCATTCCTCGTTTGGCTAGATTTCACATTGAATTTGAAAGTATACATCCATTCATTGATGGGAACGGCAGAACAGGGCGGCTTCTTGTTAATCTTGAATTGATGAAAGCAGGATATCCTCCCATTGACATTAAGTTTGCCGATCGAATTGCGTATTATGGAGCCTTTGATGCATACCATGTGAAACATGATTTATCGGCAATGGAAAAGTTGTTTGCAGGTTATGTCAACGAACGGCTTGATATGTATTTATCGATGTTACAAGAAGAATAAAAGAAATCCTAAAATTTAAAGCACTTCTTCGGGAGTGTTTTTTTATGCTCGTTTTCAGGAAGGAAGATTGATTTTTATGAGTATTTTAAGCGGACTTTTCAAGTCAAGAGACAAACCCACAAACAGCACCACTGGCAGTTCCTACCGCTTTTTCTTTGGTGGAACAACAGCAGGAAAGCCTGTGAATGAGCGTTCCTCAATGCAGATGACGGCTGTGTATTCTTGTGTGCGAATATTAGCTGAGGCGGTTGCCGGATTGCCAATCCATCTTTATCAATACACAGATACAGGCGGCAAAGAAAAAGCGATCAGCCATCCATTGTATTTTCTCCTACACGATGAACCGAACCCGGAGATGACTTCCTTTGTTTTCAGAGAAACCTTAATGACACATCTTCTTTTGTGGGGGAACGCCTATGCGCAAATTATCCGAAATGGCAAAGGTGAGGTTATAGCCCTTTATCCTCTGATGCCAAACCGAATGACGGTGGATAGAGATGCCAATGGACAGCTTTATTATCAATATCAATCTAGCAAAGATGAAGCACCAACTATGAAAGGGTCCACTGCTATCCTGAAATCATCGGAGGTGCTGCATATTCCCGGGCTTGGTTTTGATGGCTTGGTTGGGTATTCTCCAATCGCTATGGCCAAGAATGCTATCGGCATGGCAATCGCCTGTGAGGAGTACGGAGCAAAGTTCTTTGCCAACGGTGCAGCGCCCGGTGGTGTTCTGGAGCATCCTGGAACATTGAAAGACCCCGCTCGTATTCGTGAGAGTTGGAATGCTACCTTTGGTGGCAGCAGTAATTCTAGCAAGGTTGCCGTCTTGGAGGAGGGGATGAAATATACTCCCATTGCCATTTCCCCGGAACAGGCACAGTTTTTAGAAACAAGAAAATTTCAGATTAACGAGATAGCTCGAATTTTCCGTATCCCGCCCCACATGGTTGGTGATTTGGAGAAGGCGAGCTTTTCTAATATTGAGGAGCAGTCCCTGGAGTTTGTGAAATACACCCTAGAGCCTTGGCTTGTACGGTGGGAGCAGTCCATGGTACGCTCTTTACTTTCGCCCAAGGAAAAACAGAAGTATTTTATTAAATATAATGTTGACGGGCTTTTGCGGGGCGATTACCAAAGCCGTATGAACGGTTATGCCATAGGCAGACAGAATGGCTGGATGTCAGCCAATGATATACGGTCTCTTGAAAATTTGGACCTTATCCCGGAGGAAAAAGGAGGAAATTTTTTCTTAATAAACGGGAACCAAACAAAATTGGAGGACGCAGGTATTTTTGCAGCTACAGCTGTTAAAGGAGATGATGAAGAAAATGAAGAAGTTTTGGAAGTGGACGAACCAGACGGTTCTGAATCAGGAGACGCAGGAGCAGACACAGGAGAGGACGCTGTTTCTCAACGGCACCATCGCAGAAGATAGTTGGTTTGACGATGATGTTACTCCACAGATATTTAAGAATGAGCTGCTTTCAGGCAGTGGTGACATTACTGTTTGGGTCAACTCGCCGGGGGGCGATTGCGTGGCCGCAGCACAGATTTACAACATGCTTATCAACTACAAAGGTAATGTCACAGTGAAAATTGATGGCATTGCAGCATCAGCGGCCAGTGTCATTGCTATGGCCGGTACAAAGGTTTTGATGTCACCCGTCTCAATGCTAATGATCCACAATCCGGCCACCATTGCATGGGGTGATAGTGCTGAAATGCAAAAGGCAATCTCAATGTTAGATGAAGTAAAGGAAAGTATTATCAACGCTTATGAAATTAAAACAGGTATGAGCCGTGCAAAGCTGTCCCACCTCATGGATGCAGAGAGTTGGATGAACGCCAATAAAGCTGTGGAATTAGGCTTTGCTGATGGGATCTTGACCAGGCCGTCTGAAACGGAAAATATGGAACAGCCACAGGTTTCTATGATGTATTCCAAGGTGTCAGTTACCAACTCCCTCATGGATAAAATTGCTGCCAAGTGTAAGATTCAGAAAGAAACGGACGAAACGCTTATTCCTGAAACCAAAGGCCGGGCGGTAGATTCTTTGATGGAACGTCTAGACTTAATCAAACAACATATTTAATGGAGGTAAAATACTATGACGATTTTAGAATTAAGACAAAAAAGAAATACAGCTTGGAATGCTGCTAAGGCATTCTTAGACTCCCGTCGTACTGAGAAAGGCATTTTAAGTGCTGAGGATGATGCCACCTATTCCAAGATGGAGCAGGAAATCACTGATTTAGGAAAAGAAATCAGCCGTTTGGAACGGCAGGAACAGTTAGAGGCAGAGCTCTCTAAGCCTGTGAATACGCCACTCACTTCAAAACCTTACATCGGAAAAGAACCTGAAAAAAAGACTGGCCGTGCATCTGACGAATATAGAAACGCCATGTTGGATGCTTTTCGTTCCAACTTTAAGCGTGTAAATAACGTCCTACAGGAGGGGGTAGACGCTGACGGCGGTTATCTTGTTCCTGAGGAATATGACCGCAGGCTGATTGACACCCTTTCCGAAGAAAATATCATGCGCCGTTTGGCAACCACCATCACCACAAGGGGCGAGCATAAAATTAATATCGCGGCTACAAAGCCTGCGGCAGCATGGATTGAAGAAGGTGGTGCGTTATCCTTTGGAGATGCAACCTTTAGCCAGATTTTATTGGATGCCCATAAGCTTCATGTTGCAATCAAAGTGACGGAGGAACTTTTATACGATAATGTATTCAATCTGGAGGGCTATATCTTGGAGCAGTTTGGCAAGGCCCTGGCAAATGCTGAGGAGGATTCTTTCTTGAATGGTGATGGTGTAGGCAAGCCACTGGGTCTGTTTGCAGCTGCCGGTGGCGGTACCGTAGCCAATACCCTGACTGCGGCAATCAAGTCAGATGATGTAATTAGTCTTGTTTATGCTTTGAAACGTCCTTACCGTAAAAATGCAGCGTTTATCATCAATGACCAGAACCTTGCCATTCTTCGTAAGCTCAAGGACAACAATGGCGCTTATATCTGGCAGCCATCCTATCAAGTGGGGGAACCAGATAGACTGTTAGGCTATGCGGTACATACCTCAGCCTATGCACCCCTGGATGCCATTGCTTTTGGTGATTATAGCTACTACAACATCGGTGACCGTGGTAGCCGTTCTTTCTCTGAACTGCGAGAGCTGTTTGCAGGGAATGGCATGATTGGTTATGTAGCCAAGGAACGTGTGGATGGCAAGCTGATTTTGCCGGAAGCCGTGCAGATTTTGAAACTGGGTGCGTAAGGATAAGGGCGGTGTAGTTTTCATGACTGCATCGCTCTGTTTTTTGAAGATTGGTGGTGGTGGGTATGCTAAATGATGAAGGAACAATCGTATCATTGGATGAAATGAAGGAATATCTCCGTGTGGATTTTTTAGAGGAAGATAGGCTTATCACGCAATTGCTTTCGGTAGCTGAGCAGATTTGTATGGATATTGTAAGAACTGAAGATTTAGAATTTTTTGCAAGTAACGAAAATGCAAAAGCCGCAACCATGTACACCGTGGCATATCTCTATGAACACCGTGAAGAAGCTGACCACCACGAATTAATGCTCACCCTCCGTTCTCTGCTCTTTGGTTCCAGAAAGGCGGTGTTCTGATGGATATCGCTGCTTTGAATTGCCGTATTATCATACAGAAAAGCGCTAGCGTTTGTGATGAGGTTGGAAATTACACCCTTGAATGGAGTGATTATTTTTCCTGTTATGCAACCATAAGTAACGGAACTAGTGGTGAAACGGAAAAAGCCGTAGTTACTGAAAACGAGAACCTTTCCTTTACAGTGCAATACTGCAAAAAGGCGGCTGATATTAATGCAACCCAATATCGCATTTTCTTCAACGATAAGGCTTACAACATCAAATCCATTGATAACATGGGTTTCAAGAAGAAATCCCTAAAGTTTCGAGGAGAACGGGAAAGGGAGTGATTCCTATAAGCAGATCAATTCATGTAAATGCTCTGGCAAAAGCCATCGCAGGGGAACTGGAGGAATACAACCAAGCAGTAACACAAAAGACAAAAGAGACTGTTGATGAGGTAGCCAATGGTGTGAAAAGGGAGATTGATAGTCATATTTCATTCCAAAACAGGACGGGAAAATATAAAAAGGCCATGGCCCTAAAAACGGTGAGAGAAACAAAGAAAAGTAAAGTCAAGGTCTGGTATGTAAAAGCACCTCATTATCGCCTGACACATCTTTTGGAATATGGCCATGCGAAACGTGGCGGTGGCCGTGTGCAGGAGTTTCCTCATATTAAATATGGAGAAAAATATGCCAAGGAGCAGCTGCCAAAACGAATCAAGGAGAAGGTTGAGAATGAAAGTTGAAGAAGTGAAAAAGCTGCTGGAAGCTACGGGGCTTCCTGTGGCATACCATCATTTTGGGGAGGAAAAAGACCTCCCTTTTTTGGTTTATTATATTCCGGACAGTAATAACATTGCTGCCGATGATGGAGTCTACCAAAAAGTATCGGTGCTAAGGGTGGAGCTATACACGGAAAAGAAAGATGTTTTCACGGAGGCATTGGTTGAGTTGGTGCTATCCGGCTTTTATTACACGAGAAGTGAAACTTATATTGAAAGTGAGAAGATGTACGAAATCATTTATGAAATGGAGATGATGGCTGAATGAAAGTAACATATGGTTTGAAGAAATTAGCATATGCCAAAATTACAATCAGCGCTGAAGATGTCGTTACATATGACGCACCTGTGATGCTGCCAGGTGCAAGGGAAATGTCCCTAAGTCCTGTGGGCGAAGACGTGGCTGTATACGCAGATGATATTGCCTATGTAACTATTACATCAAATCAGGGCTATGAGGGTGACTTAACATTACTGAATGTCCCGGAAACTTTTATGACGGAGATTATGGGGATGACAAAGGATACAAATGGTGTGGTTGTAGAAAATGCAGAGGATGCAAAAGAGAGCTTTGCCCTGTTGGGAGAGTTTTCCTCTGAAACAGCAGAGAAGAAGCGTTTTGTACTTTATAACTGCGTCGCAGGTAGACCAGACTTTGCGGGTAAAACAAAAGAAGAAAGTACAGAGGCAGCAGAGTTTACGCTCCCCATTACTTGTAGCCCTGCTGTTGATACAGGTGCTGTAAAAGCAACGGTTGTAGGCGGCATCACAGCAAACACAGCCTTTGACGGTTGGTATAATGCTGTTTATCTGAGTGCGGAGGGATAATTTATGGAAAAAATCGTAAGAGTTGGGGAGTATGAATTCCCTGTAAAAAGCACAGCGGCGAGCCTGTTTTCTTACAGGAGAAATTTCGGTAGAGATGGTATGAGAGATTTGTTGGCACTGGTGGGAGGCATGAACCTTAAGGATCATCCGAAGGATGTGGCCGTCAGTGCTTTTTTAGATGGAGATTTTGAGATTGATACGTTGTATCGTTTTATTTGGGTGTTTGCCAAAGCAGGTGATCCCAGTATTCCGCCTATGGAGGAATGGTTGGATGGTTTTGACGTAACACCCATGGACTTCGTATCTGATGTGTTCCCCCAAGTAACAGAGCTGCTGTTTTCTATGGCAAAAACTACGGTGAAGTCAAAAAAAAAGCCACGCACTCCCAAGTAGGGGAAGTGACTACAGAGGATATTTTGCGTATGGCCATTGCCAGAGGATTGACAACGGCAGATTTTGAAACAATGGAGTTGGGCATGATTATTGACTTTCTAACAACTTGCCAGAACGCAGAGTATGAAGCAAGGCATCCAACACGAACAGCAACGCAGGCAGATATTGATGGCTTTTAAAAATTCACACAACGGCACATCAATTCACGGATTGACACATCGGATAAGATGTGTTTTCTTTTTGCAAAAAAATAGAGAGGAGGGATGAAATGGCAGGAGATATTAAAGGGATTACCGTGGAAATTGGCGGCGATGTTAACCCACTATCTAAGGCACTGAAAGCAGTCAATTCCGAAGCTAGAGGTCTGCAAAAAGAATTAAATGGCGTAGAAAGCTTGTTAAAACTTGATCCTTCCAATGTGGATTTGTTGAGGCAAAAGGAAGAACTGCTAAATCGAAGTATTGTCGACACCAAAACCAAGCTGGAAGCATTAAAGGCAGCTAAGGAACAGGCTGATAAAGATATGGCTTTCGGTACACACGTAAACCAAAAGGAATATCGAAATCTGGTGCGTGAGGTTGCTAGTACTGAAAATAAGCTGGATGATTTAACACAGTCCATGAAGAAATTCGGTAGTGTAACTACACAACAGATCGCCGCGGCAGGCGGTAAGATGCAGGAGTTTGGAGATAAGCTAGGGAATATCGGTGGCTCTTTATCTACCAAGGTAACTGCTCCGTTGACGGCAGGTCTTGCATTGGCAACAGAAGGAACGCGAGAATTCCGCTCTGATTTGGCAAGGTTGGAAACCAACGCAGAACAAGCTGGACAGTCCATGGAGAAAATGAACGACTACATGAAACAGATTGTAGGGGTTACGGATGAAGTAGATAGTTCTGTGGAGGGTTTATCAAACCTTCTGGCAGCAGGCATTAGCGATGAAGGGTTTCAAGAGATGATGGATGCCCTTTCAGGTGCGGCAATCAAGTTCTCTGATACTTTGAGGTTTGAAGGTATTTCAGACGGTTTGCAGGAAACCCTTGCTACCGGATCGGCAGTAGGGCCATTTGCAGAACTGCTGGAACGCTCGGGTATGGTTCTTGATGATTTTAATATTGGATTACAGGAAGCTATCACGAATGGTGAACAGGAGAATTTCATTCTTGATACGCTATCTAAAACAGGCCTTGCTAATTTCTATCAGCAGTTCAGAGAGGGCAACCCTGATTTGATTGATGCTGCCGAAGCCCAGTATGAACTGCAATCAGAGCTTGCCAAACTAGGAAAGCTTCTTGATCCCATCGCAGCACAGTTTGTAAGTTTTGCGGCGATGCTGCTGGAAAAGTTCAATGATATTTCCCCGGAAATGCAAAAAGTCATTCTGGTGATTGCAGGCATTGCTGCTGCCATCGGCCCTGTTATCTTGATAGTAGGAAATTTAATAACCAGTTTTGGTGCCATTGTAGCTCTTGCACCGAAATTAGTAACGGGATTTCAATTGGTTAGGACTGCCCTTGCCGCCATAGGAGGCCCCATAACCATAATCATGGCACTCATTGGCATATTGATTGCAAAATTTGTTCATACCTATCAGACATCGGAGGAATTCAGAAACAAGGTGAATGCTGCTTTTGAAGCAGTGAAAGATACTGTAACTAATGTTATAAGAGCCATCAAAAATAAGGTTAGCGAATTTATCTCCATTGGTAGAAACATGGTGGAGGGTATTTGGCAAGGCATTAGCAATGCTAAAACATGGCTTTTGAACAAGGTGAAGGAATGGTGCGGCAGCGTTTTGAATGGGATAAAGGCTTTCTTCGGGATCCATTCTCCATCCACCGTATTCCGAGACGAAGTAGGTAAAAATATGGCCCTTGGCGTGGCGGAGGGTATCGAAGATGGAACAACGGAGGTCCTTTATGCTGTGGATGAGATGGGAACTGCTGTGCTGTCTCAAACCAATGACGTATTGGATGCCTTCCAGCAGAATGTAGAATCCAGGGCAGGTGCCATTTCTAGCTTTGCTGGATTGTTCGATGCAGTAACACAGAACACGGATGTGAGCGCACAATCATTAATTGATAATCTTTCTGGTCAGGTAGAACTCCTAAGCCAGTGGCAGAATGACTTACAGGATTTGATGTCAAAGGGTATTTCTAATGCAATGCTAGATGAGTTACGGGAGCAGGGGCCAAAGGCTGCGGCGGAAATCCACGCATTAACCCAAATGTCAGATGATGAACTGGGCGCCTTCGGAGAACTTTATGCCCAGAAGATTAAGCTTTCTACGGAATCTGCCATTGCCGAATTGGGTGGTTTGCAGTTAGCGGTTAAACCTGTGGTTAGTGAAATGGCAGAGAACGCAGCTTATGCGGTAAACAGCAATACTGGTTCATCAAAACAGGAAACGGATAATGAAAAGCTGCATACCTTGATTGCAGAAACCTTCGCAACGGCACTCTTGGAAGGTTTAAATTATGTGGGAAATGGTATCTTTGATGCCATTCCTAAAATCCTGGACTTTTACATTGATAGTGTGAAGATGGCAAAGACCACATGGGATGCTTTTGATGGTGAGGGCGATCGGAGAAATAGGATGTTTGCACCCACCTATGGCGAGATTTATAGCATTGCACTTCGTGCTGCAAAATCTGTTTCGAGCGCGGAATAAGGAGGTGTTTTTATGGTTATTGATGGATTGAAATTACCGGAGGATACCTCCATTATCATCGAAAAGCAGAACTTTGACACCAATCGAAGGACGGTATCCGGCAGGATGATTACCAAATTGGCACCTATGGAAAAATGGAAAATAACTGTTAACTTCGAAAATAAAACCCTTTCCCTTGATTTTCAAAAAGCATTTTATTCTAAGTGTTTGGAAATGCGCTCTGCCTACGGCATTGTCAGCTTTACAGATCCTTATATCGGAGAAACGGTATCTGCCAAAATGAAATGCACCGCCAAAAAGACACCTTCTGCGTTAGATGTGGTAAGAGGTAGAAGTAGAGCCTATACGGCCATTGGTGCAACCTTCGAGGAGGTCTAGGATGATACAGACGAGTGATAAATATAAGGAAAATATCAAAGGGGATACAGAATTGATACAGTGTAGGGCAGAGCTTTCTTTCGTTCCTCCTGGTGCTACGGAAGGTGCAGAGGTTTCCACCACGCCAACCCATACGGTCAGTCATGTGGAGCAGTTGAAGAACGGTTCCTTTGGTATGGATGCCAACTGGGGGACATTGGAACATAAAAGAATTGTTCTGGATGGCAGCGTATCTTTTATTCCAAAGAACAATGCACAGCAGATTGGTTTTTTTTCTGCGGGGATGTGTGATAGCGAGGGTTATTTCTCACCAGCAGAAGAAGTGACTTATACATTTGATGCCCTTTATGACATTGCAGGGGTTTCGATTGCTTTTGATGATTTGGGCAGAGAATGGGCTGAAAAGTTGGATATCAAGGCCTATGATGGTGATGGGAATTTACTCTCATCTCTTTCTTTTATCAATAACAAAGCCTTATTTTATACAGAAATCCGGCAGCGTAATGTCAAAAAGCTTGTGTTTTCTTTTAAGAAATGGAACAAAGGGCTGCGGTATTGTAAGGTGAGCCAGATTGTACCTGGTATCATTCTTTCCTTTGCATCGGAGGGGATTTTTCAGTTTGATTTTGAGGAAAGCATTGACCCTTTTAGCTCGTCCCTTCGGTTTCCAGAGACTACTTTGGTGTTTGATAATACGGATAATGAGTTTAATATTATCAACCCCGATGGCTTTGCATCCTTTCTGCGGCAGAAAATGAAAACGGTACCAAAGCTGGATTTAATTGTAGGGGCGAGGACGGACAGCATTGGTATGGGACAGTTTTATCTGTATTCTTTTCCAAAAACAGACCAACCCAATGAAGCCAAAGTATATTGCAGACCTTCCATTGCTTTTGAACTAGGGAATTATAAAAATGAAGGACGAGGGCTGCAAACGGTAGCAGAAGCTGTATCTATTTTGTTTGCGAATATTCAAGAAACTGTCGTCATTGAGGAAGAATTGAAAAATATACAGGTCAATCAGTACATAGGGGATGATATTCCCATTCATACAGCCATGGCATATCTGGCCATTGCTTGTTGCGGTTATTGGAAATTTGAACGAGACGGGAGCTATTCCTTAAAGAAGTGGAAATTGCCTGAGGTTATGACCAATGATATCGATTATGAAAATATGTGGAGCAAGCCTAGTATCAGTATGGGGGAAAGATATACGTCCTGCACTGTGCGCTATTATTACTGGGATAGCACTAATAGTACCTTAAAAGGCGCGGATGTAACTGTAACAGAAGATGAGGATGACGGGCAACAATTAAGTATTACTTCCTATTATATATGTTCCGAATCACAGGCAGCAGAAGTTGCACAGGCTTATATGGATTTCAAGAACCTTCGTTTAACACACACTGTGGATTATAGAGGGGATATGAGTATTGAGGCGGCAGATAGCCTCACGATTCAGAATGATTTTACAAAAAGTAAGGTCATTGTTATGACACATTCGCTTACCTTTGATACAGAAGGCCTAACAGGAACCATCACCGGGAGGGGGTTAGACTGATGGCAGAAACGACGACAGTTATGACAACAGAGCTAATAACAGATAGAACACTGGGAGATGTCCTTAGCCAAAATGAAAAAGGGACCTATAATGCAAGTGACCTAAACCGTGTGGGTACTGCTGCGGAGGAAATGCGACTCATTGGTATTAATGCTGGTTATCCCATTGTTGGTACTTTTCGTACAGATTATATGGATGGTGAAATACCTCTATTAGAAGAAATGGAATATTACCTCTCACAAGTGCATAAATGCCGGGACTCTTTTTTTGATTTAGGCATTCCGTTACCCCACACTATGGATGGCCTGGATTATATCGCAGCGAACAACATAGAAAAAGTCTTTGTTGAGATTGAAAAAAGCATTCGTCAGATGCAAAAGACAAGAAGATATTGTGGAACAACAACTTGTGGAGAAGGAGAAGGTTTATATTGAGGGATTTTCAAGATAGATTGGCAGAAAAACCAAATAGATACAAAATCACAGAGGAAGGCGGTGGCATAAAATATGCCACCATTGAAAGAGCTGATAATCCTACGAGAGATGGTACTGTTTTAAATCGTGAAGTTTTTATGGCCCTACAGGGATTTCAGGAAACAAATACCATGTTCAATGAAGATGGTAGTATTACAGAATTGAACGGAGCCGGGGAACCATTGGTTACAACTTTCAATGCGGATGGTTCCATTACAGAAACCTTTACCAACACAGAAGGCGTAATAATCGCAAAAAAGACAATCTTTCAGGAGGATGGCAGCATTCGGGAGGTGTTTGTGTAATGGGGCTTTGGTCAGGAATTAAATATGCTTTGAATAGCTCGTTGGGGACAACGGGGTTTAAGCCCTTGGACAGGATTCTTTCAGAGGTGGACGATAATGTAAAATGTCTTTGGGGTGGCGTGAAAGTTTTTACCGCCAATGGAACATTCACTGTTCCGGCAAACGTTAAGAAAATTTTAGTCACAGCCTGTGCTGGCGGAGGCGGTGGCGGTGGCGCAAACACACGTTTTAACTGGGGCACTGGTGGAGGCGGAGGTGGCGGTGGTGCAAGCATTGAAAAAAGGGCATTTGCCGTCAATCCTGGACAAGTAATTAGTATCACCGTTGGAAATGGAGGAGCTCCAGGTCGAAGTGGAGAATCTTCCGACCCCAATTTCACCACAACTGCAGGGGCTACTGGTGCTTCCACTGTAATAGGCAATCTAATTACACTACCTGGCGGTACTGGTGGCGCATTTTATAGAGGAGGCCTTTCCGGAGGAACAGGGGGAGGTCATGGTGGAGAGGGTACTGGACCAAGAGCGTCTAATGGCACATCTGTTGATGGATCAAATGGAACGGATGGCATATCTAGCGGTGGTATTTTAATGAATGATGGTGGCGGTGGTGGAGGCTCATTAGGCATGGGAGGCAGTGGTGCCTCACAGCTGTTACCCGGAAATGGCGGTGGCGGTGGAGGCTCACATAGTGATAGTAATTCAGCTTCCGCCGGTGGAAATGGTATTGTTATGATTGAGTGGTAAGGGGAGGTTTGTTAGAATGAATTACGCAATGATTTTACAGAACAGAGTGATTGGTATCCTCCATGAACAGGATACAGAACCATATTGGCCGCCAGATCCAACAGGCAATTCAGTAACCGCTGTGCTTTGTGGGGAGGATGTTGTTCTTGGATGGGTTTATGAGCCAGACTCAGCAGGATTTCATGAGTTTATTCCGGAACCAAAACCTATGCCCGAACCCACACAGTTGGATCGTATTGAAGCAGCACTCAACAAAACCCAAGGTGAGCTTGTAAATGAAGCCATTGATACTTATACCATGGAGCTGATGGAGGAAGGCATATTATGAGGATATTGGTAGAGAGCTTAAAACGGCTCTTTTTTTCTGGAAAAATTGATACGGTACGGCTAGATGAAATGGTTGCCGATGGGAAAATTACAGTGGCGGAAAAGGACTATATTATAAAGGAAGAAACAGACTCTATATAATAGGAAGAAACAGACACTATTATAAATGAGGAAACACACACCATTATAAAGGTGGAAATGGGAGAAGGTGAGTTAATTGTACATTAACGGGGATATGATCATCAAGCTAGCTGCACTGGCAGGAGCAATAGGTACTTTGGGTGTAATCTTGTATCGGGCATTTCGTTGGATGGAACGGCAAAAAGTGCAAGACATAGAAATCCAGAACATTAAAAAGGAGCAGTGCATCATTTGTTTCGCATTACTTGCGACACTTGACGGTTTGAAGCAGCTAGGGGCAAATGGGGGCGTAACGGAGGCTCATAAAAAGCTGGGGAAGCATCTGAACCAATCCGCCCATAACTGGGAGGGTGAATAGCATGAAGAAAAGATGGAAGATAAACGGGGATACCATGACAACGATTGTGGAATCCTCTTTGATTTTCTGTGTTTTGGTTGTCGTCTGGGGAATGGTCCAGGCCCAGCACGGTATAGATAGTTCTGCCATAGTAGATAGTGCACTGAGGGTATTTGGCACAGAACTTGGTATTTGCGGTGTTATGACCATTTTTCGAAGATGGTCTGATGCACAGGATAAAAGACAGGAACAACGAAAAATGAGGAGAAAAGAAAGGGGGACACACAATGAATGAAACAACGAAAGTTACAATTCAAAACTTATTGACGGTGAAAAGCATCGTAACCGTTTTGCTGACAATGGTATTTTCTTACTTATCCATCGTAGGGAGAATTTCAGGAGAACAGTTTCTTACCATCTTCTCCGTAGTAGTGGCATTTTATTTTGGTACCCAGTATCAAAAAGGAAAAGAGGAGGACGCTAATGGAGATTAAGAGTTTACTTGCTAATCAGAATAATTATGGTGGCAAAAGAAATACATCCACCATTCGTTATATCGTCATTCACTATACAGGAAATGATGGCGATCGAGCTGCTTCCAATGGGCGGTATTTTAAAGAACGTATTGTAAATGCATCGGCCCACTACTTTGTTGATGATATGGAAATCATCCAGAGTGTGCCGGATAACCATATCGCATGGAGTGTTGGTGGGGATAAATATCCCTCTTGCTCTAAAACCGGGGGTGGGAATTGGTACGGAAAATGCACTAATGCCAATAGCATTTCCATAGAGCTATGCGATACCAAGAAAGATGGTGTGTCTGACTTTACGGAGGCAACGCTGATGAATGCAGCAAAGCTGTGCCAAATGTTGATGAAGAAATACAATGTTCCCGTAGAAAACGTCATTCGACATTTTGATGTGGTTGGGAAGATTTGTCCCAAACCCTTTGTAAAAAATAAAGCAGCATGGAAAAAGTGGAAGGAAAGGCTGGTGGATGGTGAGATGGTGGAACAGGCAAAGATCATGATTGATGGAAAGACCTATGAAGTAAATCGTATTCTTAAGGATGGTACCAATTACGTGAAGATAAGAGATATTGCAGAGGCCGTAGGTTACGACATTACGAGCAAGGGGAGTATTCCGGTATTAAAGAAGAAATAAAACAAAGCAATGCCTGTGGAGATCAAATTTCCATAGGCATTATTTTTTTGTATGGGGTTTACAAACCGTGATTTTCTTTGACTGAGATTTGGGGAGAAAAAACAAAGATGTATCAATTTTACAAAGTGTATTTAAGGTGAAATGGTAAAAGGTAGGAGGGTATGTGAATGAATCAGATAGAAAACAAGAAAACAACAAAAGTTGTGGAAAGCATCAATAACAAGAGTGAAGCAAAAAAGATGTCACAGGAACAGCTGCAACGGGAATACGATTACATCCTTGCTCAAAAGTTTTTAAAATCTATGCTTGAAACTGGATTGATTACAGAGGATGAATTCCACAAAATCACGGCGTTAAATAGAAAAACATTCTCTCCTTCTTTAGCTGAACTAATGCCTTAAAACCTTGATAAAGTGGGGTTTCAGAGGTAATATGTGACCGACAGAAAGGAGGTTGAGAGGATGAAAAGGATAACAAAACTTCATGAAAGCAAAGAGCTTATGCAAGTCAAAAAACTGCGTGTGGCAGCTTATTGTCGTGTGTCAACGGCTAAGGATGAACAGCTTGAAAGTTTGGACGCACAAAAGGAACACTATGAAAACTACATCAAAGGAAATCTAGAATGGGAATTTGCAGGGCTGTATTATGATACAGGTATTTCTGGCACCAAGAAAGAAAGGCGCCAAGGTTTACTTCCTATGATTACGGATTGTGAACATGGAAAAATTGACTTCATCATTACCAAGTCCATCAGCCGCTTTGCAAGAAACGTCACAGATTGCCTGGAACTGGTTAGAAAACTTCTAACCTTAGGAATTTCTATATATTTCGAGAAAGAAAACCTGGATACTGGTTCCATGGAAAGTGAACTCATGCTTTCTATATTAGGTAGCCTTGCGGAAAACGAATCCATATCCATTTCAGAAAATGAAAAATGGAGTATTAGAAAACGCTTTCAAAACGGAACCTATGTAATTTCCTATCCGCCTTACGGCTATAAAAATATAGATGGAGAAATGGTGGTTGTGCCAGAACAGGCTGAAATCGTCAAAGAGATATTTGCAGAAGTTCTGGCAGGGAAAGGTACACACACTATTGCAACTGCTTTGACTAAAAGGGGTGTTCCAAGCAAAAAGGGTGGTAGATGGTATGCTGAAACGGTAGCACGACTGATTGGAAACGAGAAATATACAGGGGATGCTCTTTTCCAAAAGACGTATACGGATAGTAGCTTTAACCGCCATGTTAATTTTGGAGAGCAGGATATGTACCTTGTAAAAGGACATCATGAAGCCATTATTACCCATGATGATTTTGAAAAAGCTAATGCGGTACTTGAGCAGCGTGGTAAAGAGAAAGGGATTGAAAAGCAAAGTACCAAATATCAGAATCGATATGCCTTTTCCGGCAGAATTAAGTGCGCAGAGTGCGGCAGTAGTTTTAAACGCAGAATTCGGTATCAGACCAAAGGTACATACGTTGTGTGGTGCTGTTCCAACCACATTAAAAATATAAGGGATTGCTCTATGGAATACATCACTGACGAAATGATAAAAAAAGCATTTGTAACCATGATGAATAAGTTGGCTTTTGGACATCAGGTTATATTAAAACCTTTGCTGAAAAGTTTGCAAAGCATAAATGATAACGATAAATTTTCTGCAATACAAGAAATTAAATCACGAATTGAGAAAAATACAGAACAGCGCCAAGTATTAACAAGCCTAATGGCAAGTAAATACCTTGACCCTGTTCTTTTTAATAAAGAGAATAACAGGCTAACTATGGAGGCAGAAATGCTCCGAAAGGAAAAAGAAAAGATGGTATATTCCATCGGTGGAGATAGAACCAAGGCAGATGAACTTCAAAAGTTGATAAAGTTCACAGCTAAAGGTGAAATGGTGAGCCAATTTGATGATGAAGCGTTTCTTGCCCATGTGGAAAAAATCAAGGTTTTATCCAGTACAGACATTGTGTTTGAATTGAAATGTGGCCTGCAACTTAAAGAGAGGCTGGTGGATTAAATGGGACATACACCTTATGGCTATAGGATTGAAAACGGTATAGCAGTTGTTGATGAAAACAAAGCAAAACAGGTCAGAGGCTTGTTTGAGGGGTACCTTTCAGGGTTGGCGCTTAAAGATGCGGCTGAAAAGGCAGGACTGAAACTGTTCCACGGCAGTGCTGGTAGGTTGCTGCGGAATAGAAAATATCTTGGTGATGAGTATTATCCTGCAATTATTGATAGGACAACCTTCGAAAAAGCAGAGGAGGAACGCCTAAAAAGGGCAAAAGCACTAGGTAGGGTGTATGAAAAAGTAGAGCCGATAAAGACTTATAACCCCAGGTCTTTTACCATTCCAAAGGTTCAGGAGGAATATGCAAATCCCTTTCAACAGGCAGAGTATGCCTATAGTTTAATCGAATGCGAGGTGTAAAACATGAATGCAACTAAAAATGTTACGGTCATTCCCGCACGAAAGCGTGTGGGTAATACGATACAATTAGAAGAAAAACCAAAGCTTAGGGTCGCTGCCTACTGCCGTGTTTCTACGGATAGTGAGGAGCAGGCTACCAGCTATGAAGCGCAGGTGGAGCATTATACCCAGTTTATACAGAAAAATAATGAGTGGGAAATGGCGGGCATATTTGCCGATGATGGCATCAGTGGTACCAATACCAAAAAGCGTGAGGAATTCAACCGCATGATTGCAGAGTGCATGAAAGGCAATATCGATATGATTATCACTAAGTCCATCAGCCGCTTTGCAAGAAATACATTGGATTGTTTGAAATACATCCGTCAACTAAAGGATAAAAACATCCCCGTATTTTTCGAAAAAGAAGGAATAAATACCATGGACTCCAAGGGTGAAGTACTGCTTACCATCATGGCAAGTTTGGCACAGCAAGAAAGTCAGTCACTTAGTCAGAATGTAAAGCTGGGATTGCAGTACCGCTATCAAAACGGAGAGGTTCAGGTTAACCACAATCGTTTTCTTGGCTATACCAAGGATGAAAATAAAAACCTGGTGATTGTTCCAGAGGAGGCGGAAGTGGTAAAACGCATCTATCGTGAATATCTGGAAGGAGCAAGTCTGACCCAGATTGCTAGGAGCCTTGAAAAAGATAGTATCCTAACGGCTGCCAATAAGCCTAAGTGGAGGCCGGAAACATTGAAGAAAATCCTGCAAAACGAAAAATACATTGGTGATGCACTTCTACAAAAAACATATACGGTTGATTTCCTTTCTAAAAAGCGAGTAAAGAATAACGGCATCGTTCCCCAGTATTATGTAGAAAATAGCCATGAGCCTATCATTCCACGTGAGCTTTTTATGCAAGTTCAAGAAGAGATGGTTCGAAGAGCAAATCTTCGCAGCGGCAAGGGTGGTAGAAAGCGAGTTTACAGCAGTAAGTATGCTTTATCTAGTATTGTTTACTGCGGATACTGCGGCGATATTTACCGACGGGTACATTGGAATAACCGAGGTTACAAGTCAATCGTTTGGAGATGCGTTAGTCGATTGGAGGAGAAGGACTCTGAATGCACTGCCCCTACCATAAATGAGGAAACATTGCAGAATGCAGTTGTTAAGGCTATAAACGAACTTTTGGTCAACAAAGAACCCTTCCTCCAGACGCTACAGAAAAATATAGCTACTATATTTAATGAAGAAAATGATAATGCCACCGATGATATTGATGGTAAATTGGAAGAATTACAGCAACAGCTTCTTATACAAGCAAAGTCCAAGAATGACTATGATGATGTGGCTGATGAAATTTACCGCCTTCGAGAATTAAAGCAAAATGCACTAGTTGAAAATGCAGAGCGAGAAGGAAAAAGGCAACGAATCGCTGAAATGACTGATTTCTTGAATGAGCAATCCTGCGAGTTAGAGGAGTATGATGAGCAATTAGTAAGGTGGCTTATTGAAAGGGTTACGGTGCATGATGACAGAATTGAGGTGGAATTTAAGTCAAGTATTGAAATAGATATAGAAAATAGATATAAGACTTGCCGCTGA